CGTCAAAGGATCTCCATGTTGTTGCATCTGTGGATGATGCTGGTATCCCGGTCCCGGAATACGGAATTTTCGTGAGTTTGTTATTGCGGGATTCTAATTTCCACCCTACCCAATTGTTAAGTTGTTTGAGTTCTAATGGGACTGTTTCGTAGAAGGTTTCAGAAATCATCGTATCACAAACCAAATGATACGTAATTTAAGCCTCTAAATAGTCTGACAGTTTCTTAACGGTAATATAACCAACGTTTCCAGCCTGCCCGTTAGCAATGCGCCACACAGTAGGGACTGCCAGACCGGTTCTCCGTGACACTTCGGTTAGATTTCTATCCTGCAACTTCTCGATTATCTGTTCCAAAGAGAGCATACAAAAATATAGAACGTGTGAGTATTTATTTATTCGCGTGAAAGGAATATGTCACATAGATTAACAAAACAATTTAAATACAACACCAACATAATATATTGTTATGGTCATTGAAGAAAAAACCTGCAATCGGTGTTCACACACATGGATACCGCGATCACATTGCGAACCCACGGTATGCCCAAAATGCATGTCCCCGTATTGGAATAAGGAACGAAAGGTGAAGAAGGAATGATAATAGTCGATCCGGAGTTGCGAGATTGGATCATTCCTTTGAAATCGGAAGAATATTCCGCATTAGAGAAATCATTGTTATCAGAAGGGTGCAGGGATTCTATTGTAGTTTGGAACGAAAGGATTGTTGATGGGCACAATCGTTATAAAATTTGTTCTGAACACAACTTGCCATTCACTACAACCAGTATTGAGTTTGAAGATAAAGACGCGGCGAAACACTGGATGGTTCGGAATCAGATTGCCCGTAGGAATCTCGAATCAATCCAGCGTATTCAACTGGCGATGAAGGATGAGGAGTTGATAGCGGCAAGGGCGCGGGAGAATCTAAAACTTGCAGATGGCGGAGATCGCAAATCAGAAGAATATCAAGGTTTGGTAAATTTACCAAAGGTTGATTCGGAACCCTTGCCACTCACCCCGCCAGACCGGGTGTCACTCACTCCCAAGGATAAGGAGTTGATTTCTATGCGTGCAAAACCCACCCACACCCAAACCACTCCCAAAACAATCATTTCAATCAATACCAGAAAGGAAGCGGCAACCCTGGCTAAAGTATCCGAGAAAACCTATGCTAAAGGTAAGGAAGTCTTACAAAAGGCAACCCCAGAAGTTATAGCCAAAGTGATGCAGGGAGAAGTCAGCATCCATAAAGCATATACCGACATCCACAGGGAGGAAAAGAAAGCAGAGCGGCAAGCGGATATTGTTGCTAACCCGGTGTTGCCAGATGGTAAATACAATGTGATACTTGCAGACCCCCCGTGGCAATATAACTTCTCCGAAACTCAAAGCAGGGAAATTGAAAATCAGTATCCTACTATGACATTGGATGATATCAAGAATCTCGAACTACCCATTGACGAAAACGCAGTATTGTTCCTATGGGCAACTGCCCCGAAACTCGAAGAAGCATTAAAGGTTCTAAACGCGTGGGGGTTTGAATATAAAACCTGTGCTGTGTGGGATAAGGAAGTCATAGGAATGGGGTATTGGTTCAGGATACAGCACGAACTTTTACTTGTGGGGGTAAAGGGCAGTATGAGACCGCCTGAAACAGAGAATCGTGTGTCTTCGGTTATACGGAGCAAGCGTTCATCCCATTCATCAAAACCAGAAATTGTATATGAAATGCTCGAAGCAATGTTTCCCAACTGTAAATACCTAGAAGTGTTTGCACGAAGCAACCGCGAGGGTTGGATATCGTGGGGAAATCAGATATGACATTTCAATATGATTTTGACGAGCAGCTCAAAAAATCAAAAGAGTATGAGGGGTGTATGGATGGAATATATAAAAAATATTTCAATAACGTATCAAGCATTAAAACAATATCCCGCGTAGATGAAATGAATAGGCAACGTGCGGGTGTTGATACAATCATAACATTGAACAGCAATGAGTACGTTGTCGTTCAAGAAAAAAGAAGATATCGTAAATTCGAAGGTGATTTTTTAATAGAATATTGTAGCGTGTGGCAAGATGAAGAATCGAAAGCCCTTGGGTGGATATACACAATAGATGCCGATTATATATTCACCGTATATGAAAAATCATCTATGGTAAAGGTTTACCCAGTTGTTCAATTAAAACTTGCGTGGTTTTCAAACAGCCATAAATGGACGAACCCGCATTTATATAAAAACGGAAGAACAGAAACCCATCAACGCGGAGGTTGTCGCAGTTATGAAACTTTGTGGTGTGCTGTTCCATGCGAAGAACTGGAACGAGAAATATTAAAAACAATGCGATTTGATTTCCAGCAAACATTTGATGTATAAAATAACCTACGCAAATTTTTCTTTCCACATAAGTTATAAATATCAATCCCACCTATATTAGTATGCAGAGCGCAATCCACGCCGAGCAATCAAACAACAAACCAAACAAACTAAACGGAGAAACGAACACATGATCGATCTAAAATCAATCAGTAAGAACACAATCAAACCGCCGCGAGTGGTAATCTATGGTCCGCCCGGTGTTGGCAAAACAACATTCGGGGCAATGTCAGAAAAACCCATTTTCATTCTCACAGAAGAAGGACTTGGGGATCTGGATGTACCTGCGCTGCCGGTTGATGACGAAGGCAAGCCACGGGTTGCAAAAACGTTCTGGGAAGTACTGGACTGCTTTGCGGCGCTTGGGGAACAGGAACACGACTACAAAACCGTTGTTATCGACAGTCTTGATTCGATGGAACAACTCATCTGGGAATCCACCTGCAAACGGATGAACTATGCATCCATCGAAACCCCAGGGTGGGGAAAAGGATACCGTGAAGCGATGGACGAGTGGAAAGATTTTCTCGCCTGTGTGGATGCATTGCGTGAACGCGGCATGACCGTAATAATGATTGCCCATACCACGTTCGTACATATCGATGATCCAGAACGTCCGGCGTATGATACCAACACTCCAAACCTGCACAAGTACGCAACCAAGTTCATTGTTGACAATGCAGACGTTGTGGGATTTGCATCGCAGCAGGTATTTAGCAAACTTGACCCAACCGGCAAGAAAGACGAAACCCGCGCTCGTGCAATTCCAGGAGTAAAGCGAGAATTGCGATTATCGATATCTCCTGCATATACCGCAAAGAACCGGTATCACATGCCGGAATCAATCGATCTGGATTATGAAGAATTTGCGAAATATCTACCCAAAAAAGGAGGAAACTAAATGTCGGAATTAAACTTTGATGCAAGCAAGATCGAACCACTCGGTTCATTCGAACCATTACCCGTAGGAGAATACAAAGTCGTCATTACCGCAAGCGAAGATCACGACACAAAGAATGGCCGGGGAAAATATCTTCAGTTGACGTATGATGTCATTGAAGGCGAATATCTCGGAAGGAAGCTATTCGACCGGCTCAACATCCAAAACGAAAACGAAACTGCCCAGAAGATTGCGCAGCAATCGTTATCGGCAATATGCCGGGCTACTGGTAAATTAGATCTGAAATATTCATCTGACCTTCACGACAAACCATTTATCGTTAAGGTTGGTATTCGACCAGCAAAGGATCAGTTCCAGGCAAGCAACACGATTACAAAGTATAAGCGTCTTGACGGAATGGATCTCAAAGACGTGACAAGTTCGTCTCCTGCAACCAGCGACGCACCTGCAACAAAATCAGCAGCAAAAAAGAAACCGTGGGAAAAATAAATCCCGCCGCAATTTTTTCCGTACATACTTCGCATGACAGAAGGTACATAGGAGACTAATTATGGTGGAACTTCCAAGCCAGACACTAACCGTTGACGCAATATACAAACGTTATGAAACCTCAAATGGCGACTGGAGGCGCGATCATCTCGGGGCTTCTCTTATAGGAACCGAGTGCGAACGATCCCTCTGGTATACTTTCAGGTGGGCAAGCAACCCCAATTTCGATGGAAGAATGTTGAGATTGTTCAAGACTGGTTATATTGAAGAATCCCGGGTTGTAAACGATTTGCGTTCTATTGGCATTGAACTATACGACAGAGATCCGTCCACTGGGAAACAAATACACTATTC